TATGAATTCTTTGGATATTGAAGGTTCCGAACTTACCATCTTGATATGGTGCCATTGGCGTGGAGCTCTTCCAGAAACACCAGTTACCACAGTCTTGGCAATCCATTTGACCGTAGCTTCCTACTTGACCCCAATACTCTCTGCCAGCTTCACAGCAGTAGTCTCTGCATTCTCTTTCTTCGTAATACTTATCACACTGCCATCTGCAATGTGGAGCACCTGTTTGCCAGTTCATACGGAACTGACAACCAAATCTGGAACTACCGCCACCGAAGCAGCAAGCGTAACCATGGCAACCGCCACAAGCACAGAAGTTGTTTAAACCAGGACCAACAACAAAAGACTTACAACCATCAAAACCACCGTTACCAGGGTGTCTACAAGTAACAGAACCTGCACAGAAACAATAGCAGCAACCATCCAGATGATTAGCTCCTAATTCTCCAGCACATAAAGTAACTTTGTTGTACTGACCAGAATAGCCAGTAGTACCATGCATACAGCAGCAGGAACCGCCGCCGCCTCCGCCGCCACCCCAGACTTCAAACTGAACCTTACAAATGCAGCAGCATGGAACACACCAAGAAAACTCTTGCCACGCATAGTTGTGGCTGCTGTCATATTGCCAGCAGTGTCCACCTCTCCACCAGATTTGGTGAGCATTTTGTGGTCCGTAGTATGTAGCTACTGGTAAAGCGTCCGTTGACGCTACATCTAATAGATCTCTTAAACTTGACATAGGTCTATCCCTCCTTATTCAGATGAATTAGTTAGAAAGAATCGACCAACCATAAGAAGATCCAGTGTAGATTAATTCAAGTGAAGCATTTTTAATATCAAAATCTAGGTCTTCTGCTAGGTTAGCAATTTTGTTGCCGTTTCTAGCAATGATTGCCTTGGTTACCCCACATTGTCCAGCAGCATCAATTAGATTGATTCTATCTCCCTGACGTGGGTTTGCGGGTAAAGTAAGTGTGAGTTCTGAACCAGCGGTAGTATCGATCAGAAGAATTTCTCCTGATAAAATACTATGGTTTGCTGTAATAGCCACCGTTGTTCTGGTATCTGTAACTTCTGATAGGTTGCGTCCCATTGTTCTTAAGTCTCCTTTGTATTATTTATCAAGCGTCTTCTTCTACACCGTAAACAGAAATGCTTACGTTTGCAGTGTCTGAAAGTGCTACAAGAACTTTATTTGATTGAAGAGCAATACCAGTTCTTTCTAGAACACCATAACCAGCAATTTCTGCATTGTATTCAATGTACTCTGCTGCTGTTGGTGTTCCGCTAGCCGCTAGTGCCACACGAACGCTGACGGGAGTAGCGTTCGTGTTTACGACGTTGAAATTCAAATAGGAAACCGTGTCAGCGGGAACCTGATAAATTGTAGTTAGAGTATTTGCTTGAAGGGAAGCTTGTGTCCCCAGAATTCCAGAAGCCATTGTATTCTCCTTAAATTTTTTTGAAAATGCGAGTATTTAGTAGTATTTATAAAGAGGGGATCACATTGCTCCCGCCCAGAAAGTGAATCCTTTCGTCTTCGTTTTGGTGTCAACGTAAGTCTTAACTGCTTTCTGTGTAGGAACTTTAGCGTTGCTATTAGCAGATAGTGTAACGTCACTTGAGAATTCATTAATCGATTCACCGATTTGAGCACCGATAGAACCAAGTCTCAAGGATGTTAGACCAGACAGGTCAAAGGACGATGCGTTCAGGGTTGTGCTACCAGTTGCCTGGTTAACTCTGAAGTAACGACCAACAGTAAAGTTACCATCTTGGTCAGTCGATACAAAGAATACACGACCTGGGAAGTCTTCAGTAACTTCGTTTCCAGGAGCGTTATCTACAAGAGGTAGACCTGGGAAGTTTGTTTGTGTCTTACTTCCAGTACCAATGTTCAAGAAGTCATGACCAGTTAGACGAACCTGTGAATACAGATATCTAATCTTGGTGTTTTGACGATCATATGTTGGGGTTGGCTTTGTTTCTGCAAGAACAACAGTGGTTACACCAGTTGTAATTGCATCGGAAGAAACAACCTGCATGAATTCCGAATCAACTCTGATATAATCAGAAGATAGTGTGCCAGTATTTGATTCTACTAGGATGACTGTCTCTGTAGCATCAAGATCTCTCAAAGTAGTTGTTTCATTAGGAACCTTAATTTGAAGAGCTCTTACAGTAATGCCAGAGTTATGTGGAGCTGCTGTTGTTCCTTCAACTCCTCTAACAACCTCAACTGTTGTTGGTGTTGGGAATGAAACAACTTCCATCATTTCGTCATCAACAATTACATAACCACCAGTGTTGATGCCAGTAATTGAAGAAACGCTAATCGTTGTAGTGACTGCATCTGATACAGGAGCAGTCAACGAAACTGCCGTACCAGTCTGATATCTGATAACGGTTCCTAGACCATCATGTGCCACTGCAGTGGAACCTAAAAGTCCTCTGGTTACTGTCAACTCTCCCTCACCTCTAGAAGGATTGTATGAAGAGTTAGCAACTACATAAGTGAATGGATCTGCACCAGCTCCACCAGGACCAGTTACAAATTCAATCGAACCACCAGTTTTTGGTGCCGAAGTTAATCCACCAAGAACATATGTAAATCCATTAACACCTTGTTGTGCATCGGAGTTGTTTACGAGAGTTGCAAAAGCGCCAGAATCTTGACCAGTAACAACTTCATTCTGGGTGAAGTTTCCTTTTAATGGGCGGAACAGAATTTTATCTGCCGAAGGCTGGAAACTAGTTACCTCACCAACAGCACCTGAAGTGCCGCCAATAATTCTTTCTCCACCTTCGAAGGATGCACCAGTTGAAAGAGTGGTGATATCGTAATTAAGTTCTAGACCATCGATAAATCCATCTAGAGTAGTTTCGTCTTGGTTGAATCCAGAGGAAATAATTCCGTAAGTACCCCAAGAAGAGTTACCAGCAAGAGATCTAATATTACCACCACGGGTTGCAACATATGATGCGAAAGCATAGTAGGTGAACGAAGAAACGATTTCGGAGTTACCATTATTTGTAATCCAGAAACCGATACCGCCCGTGTCGAAGATTTGTGTGAACGAGTCAAATAGCATTGACTTGTTAGAAGGTGTTGGAGTTCCTTCCCACTTCTTATGAACGTCACCATCAACAATAGCTCCAACACCAGTGTCGGAGAATGCAGAACACTGTGAAATGTATGGTGACTTGGTTGTTGGTGAGTTGGGATTCAAGCGAAGGAATACACCACCAATGGTTGCCGTGTTTAGGTCTTTAGGATCAGAACCAGATTGTACAAATCCATTCATACCATCCATTACAAGGTCCTTAAGCATGGACTTGTTGGACATGTAGAACATCGTCGAATTCTCGTTGAGAATTGGAGATACGGAACTGATGGTGATATCAACATTACCATTTTCAAATAAGTCTGATGTAGTCCAAACGCCACCAGTAATAGGAAGGATATCAATTGTTCCTCCGCCATCACGTACATCCATGATGTAAGCGGTCTTCGTACCATCACTAGTTGTGCAAATTTCACCAGCAACTCTGTTTGCTGCATCAGGAACTTGATTTAAAACCAATCTAATAGTAGAACTTGGATTACCAGTGTCTGGCTTGATAACAGATGTTCTCATGTTATCACCAACGATCGATACCGATTCGGGAACAATCATTGGTAGAGTTTCAAAGTATGTACCTGCCTTAACGTAAATTGTAGCAGGTCCAGTGATATTATCTACAGCGTGACGAAGTGAAGCAAATGCTTTGCCGATGTTTTCACCTGTGTTTAGATCGCTACCATCTGTGGTAACATAGTAAACAGGATCAGTTACGTTGTTCTTTTCCCATGCTGGGAATCCGTTGGTATCAACTGTTAATACCTCTCCAGTTGCGCCAATAGGCAAGCGAGAAGCACCAGAACCAGAAATGTATAGAATATCACCATTGTCAGTCAGAACGTTTGACTGGGCTCCTTGTGCCAAAGAGTTCCAATACGTTCCAGTGGTGTCTAGTTCTGGAGGATTGTTTGTAGATTCGGCAACACAAATATATGAGTTGCTTGCTCTTGTAATTGCGTCACCAGGGAAGTAAGTGTCGGTAGACTGCCAAGTTCCTCTCCAGGTGAAACCACCAACAACGAAGTCCCAATCAGCAGAACCAGCTGCTGGTGTTGAGTTGGTGTTTGTAGTTTTTGCTACATATGAGTTACCACCAAGTAGAACAACGTCACCTGGCTTATAAGTATCGGAAGAACTCCAGTTACCAACTACTTTAAAACCAGTGGTGAGAATTTCCCACGTAACATCAATACTAGTATTTGGAGCAGTTGCTAGGTTATCTGTAAGTGCTAGATAACTATAACCACCATACTGAACAATATCACCACGCTGATATTCTGTTCCTACATCCCAAGTGTCTTCAAACTTTAATCCAGAAACATAAGAAATAAAGTTTGGACCAGTAAATGATCCAGCGGATGTGTGTGGTACTACTACTCTATACTGATCATTGCCATACTTGACAATATCATTTGTTCTGTAGAAAGTAGCGTCAGCCCAGTCTCCTCTGAAATAGAGACCTTCTGTATGGAGCTGCCATCTGGAACCATCGGATCCATACCATTGCGTTTCATTCGATGCTGACGTATGGTTTGAAATACAAACATAGGTGTTTGCACCAAACTTTACGATGTCATCGATGACGTATGCAGTGGCAACCTGCCAATCGCCTCTCCAATTAAACTTGAGTCTGCCTAATCTGAAATCTGCCATGTTTATGTTCCGTAATTACTTGGGTCCCTCGGTGGTATAATCATAGGTTTCGTTGAATCTAGCAACGAAATATCCGTCATCGTCAATAAAGTATGAAACTTTACGACTGTCAAATCTATACTGTTGGTATTTATCTTGTGGATGATTTGTATATGACTTCTCTTCAGTAGTTTCTTCTACATAATCATATACAGCAGTAGCGATATCGAGATATGGAGTACCATCTAATCTGTAGAAATCTCCAATTTCGTCATCAATACTCCTAATCTTGGTGTAATTCAGCATACCATCATCATCTCTGTATAGAGCATGAATGGTAAAATCACTACCTAGGGTATAACTATTGGAAGAAAAAGAAGCTCCTCCTCCTCCCCCAGATGATGAGTTATAACTATCGCTGATGAACATTGTCATGATACGATTACCCTCCAGTAAGTGCCGTCCCAGATTAATTGTACTCTCGCTCCTTTCACGTCAAATACTAAAGGATCAGAGATAACTCCAAACGTATTCTGGAATTGTCTGCCAATCGGATCGATTACCGTAACATTATTTATATCCCATGTAAAATTAATGTCAACAAATTCTATAGTGTCCCCAGGTTTAGGAACCAATTGATTGTTATACAATGGCAGTGTGAGAGTTAAAGGTCCAGTAGAAGAATCCACTAGATATCTTAAACTCGTTCCTAATGTAGTGCTTGTATTTAAATACTCCCACCTAGCACGAAAAACATCAAAACCGCCAGTCGTATTTCCGTCATGAATGACGGCCATATTCTTGTCGGTATCAATTGTTAACTCACCAGCCGCACCTGTGAACAGCGCGTGTTCAGCGGTAGTACCTCTTCTAAACTGTACCTGGGTTGTCATTAAATTTAATTTAGGATACCAATTTTATTTATACTATTAGATAATCCATCCGTATGTACGTGGTGGAGCAACAGCGATCTTGACAGTTGCCGCTGCACCCTCAAGACGAATGTGTACGTCTGGAATGTGAGAGAGTAGTGGAGTATAACTGGTCTGACTTCTGACCTTGATAGATCCAGTACCAATGATGCGGATACGGATACCAATAATCGTATCGCTGCGAAGCTTGAGCGTTCCTGATCCAGCAAACGCCTGGGTGCGTAGTACCGCGACCTCTCCAGAAAGTTTGACTTCTGTTGTAATTTCTGGAGGTCTGGCACTTGTTCTTTCTGCTGCTTGCCCAGATACTTTGATCTCGACTTGACCAGAGTAAGGTGCTCTGGTGAATGAATCTGCGGCTGCTCCGCTGATCTGAATCTCTCCAGATCCTTGGTAAGCTTTGGTGGTAGCAGGTTTGACTTGACCGAGGAAGTCGAAGATTGCGACATTCTCGTAAGTAATTGTTCTTGCTTCTGCAGCACCACCGAATACTGGTAGATCTCCAGATCCAACAAAGTTTCTTGCTCTTGGAGTTGCCGCAACACCACTGATGTTGACATCTGCAAGGAGACTTGGTACATATGCAACTCTTTCTGCTGCTCCAGCGAATGAGAAGATAGAACCAAATCCAGACTCGATAATAACGATTCTTTCTTCTGCTTGACCAGAGAGGCTGAAAAGAATTTGCTCTCCAGTATAATCGTATGCAACTTTTTCTTGAGAGGATACAAAGTTGAATAGACTGCCGTCGCCAACATGGGAGAATGTAACGACAACTCTTGCTTCGCCCGTAATATCGTATAGACCTTCTGCTGGCAATACAACTGTCTTGGATTCCGCCGCGCCACCAATAGCATAAAGATTTCCAGTACCGACATACTTCTTGACAAGACTTGAGGTAGCAAATCCAGTAGCGGAGAATAGAATCTGCTCTTCGAGTGGATTGAAGGTAACGGATTCTGCTGCGCCAGATAGAGTACCAATTCTGATGTCGCCAACATAAGAACTTGTGATTCTTTCGACGGCATCTCCAGTAATATCGACAAGACCAGAAGCAGAGAATATCTTGACAGTATGTACTTTGACATCTTCTGCAAAGATACGAGCATCGACGAACTTGACTTCAGATACTGCATATGCAAGAGATGCTCTTCCTGTAATCGAGAAGAGTAAATCTTTCTCCAGTGGATTGAAGGTAACAGCTTCTGCAGCACCAGAGAATGTGCCGATTCTGATATCGCCAACAAAGTCTTTTGCTGTTCTGTATACAGCATCTCCACTGACAGGAATTGTACCTTCGACATTCCAATTTGGAGTAAATCTGATATCTGCTGCTTCTGGATATACATTGATGTTTCCAGAACCAATCCAAGTACGAGAGTATTTCGTTCTTGCGATACCATCGACAGAGAATAGAATCTGCTCTTCCAGTGGATTGAAAGTAACAGCTTCTGCTGCACCAGATAGAGTCGCAATTCTTCCAGAACCAACAAAGTCTCTTGCTCTTGTAGTAGCAGCAACGCCACTAATACGTCCGAGAGTTTGTGGTTTCTCTGCAAATGTGAGGAGTGCTGGAGATGCAGATCCTCTGAATGTGAATAGAGAACCGAAGAATATCTCTCTGAATGTTGCACTCTCTGTCGCAACACCATTGATGTTGAGATGAGCAGTAAACTCTGGTAGCTTTCTGGTGACAGACTCTGAAGTAATTCCACGAGAGAAAATAGATCCAGTACCAAAGTAAACTTCGGTATTCTTCTCGATAGCAACGCCACTGATGGCAACACGTACTGTTGGTTGCTCGGCAAATGTGAGAAGTGGTTCTGGAATTCCGCCAGAAATCTTGATCTGGGTTGTAATATCTGGTGGGTTGAATCCAACTGCCTCTGTTGCTGTGCCAGAAAGACGAATGTCTGCTGGAACAATAGGTGGAAGCTTGACTGTCTTGGACTCGGATACCAGACCACGCGAGAAGATAGTTCCTTCTGCCAGATATACATCGACGTTGATAACAAATGCTTCGCCAAAGATCGATGTCTGAACAGTTGGTTGCTCTGCAAATGTAAGGTTTGGAGTCTTCGCAAGTTGACCGTAAACCTTGATATCTGCATCTGCTTCGTAATTTCCGAAGCTGAAGGACTCTGTTGCTCTTCCTGTGATGGAGAAGAGCATGTCTCTCTCCAGTGGATTGAAGGTAACAGCTTCTGCAGCACCAGAGAATGTGCCAATTCTGATGTCGCCAACATAACGTGGAGTAAAACTTTCTGCCGCAACACCAGAAACAACAACTTGTACTGTTGGTTGTTCTGCGAAGGTGAGGATTTCTGGCTCGGTCGTTCCAGACAGCTTGAGTAGAGCAGATCCAGAGTACGCTGCTGTATACTTGACCTTGCCGAATCCAACAAACTCGAAGAGACCAGTGAGATCGTCGGGGCTTGCAGTTCTGGATTCTGCTGCGCCAGAAAGTACAGAGATAGAACCAGAACCATTGAAGTTTGGAACTCTTCTTGTGGCAGCAGAACCAGTGATAGAAACCAGAACTCTCTTGTCTTCCGCAACACTTGCAGATTCGACCAGACCACCAATGGCAAACAGATCTCCACTTCCAATATAAGAATTGGTAAATCTTTGTGATGCAAATCCACTGATTGAGAATAGGATCTGTTCTTCTAGTGGATTGAATGCAACTGCTTCGGCCGCACCAGAGAATGTACCAATTCTGATATCGCCAACGTAAGAAGGAGTATACTTCTCTGCTGCTGTACCAGAAATAAGAATTGTATTCTCTTGGAATCCAGCAAATGCAACCGTGCTGTATGCTTCTCCATCGAGAGTAATTGTACCGCCACCATTGAAGTTTGGAATTCTTCTGGTAGAAGCAAATCCGACAAACTCGAAGAGACCAGTAAGATCATCTGGGCTGTATGTAACAGATTCTGCCGCACCTTCGATTGCGAACAGAGTGCCATCGCCTTGGTGTTTGTTTGGCAGAGCGACTTCAACTTCACCACCGATCTTAATTTGTGCTCCTTCTGGGTTACCAATATGCAGGAGACTAAAGTTAGTCTTGGTATCAACAGAAGCAAGACCAAGTTGCAATCTACCGAATGGATAGATTGTCGCGCTATCAAGAATGTACTGATAATCATCAGTGACATCTGGAGCATCCTGAACTCCAAACAGACCAGCAACGAGAGGTTGTTCTAGATATCCATAATCGAAGTAATTACCAGAAGTAGATCCAGGTGTTACCAGATCAATAATCTTGATGTTCTGGTATGTCGTTAGTGGGTCGTTAGCAATTGTCTGGATAACAACCGAATCAATTGCTGGGCTACTAACGAGACCATAATCAAGGTGTACATACTCATCAATTGACGTGGTGTTGTAATGATATACTCTTCTCTCAATAAGAGTCTCGAAGTTGTATAGAACTCCTTTACCAACGTAATCAAAGGCAACTCTTTCAACACTCTCTCCAGAGAATACCGATACTCCAGAACCATTCCAGTTTGGTACATATGCAACTGCAGCTGCACCAGTAATTGTGATATCAAGATCTGGTATTGGATAGTCGAAGGTAACAGATTCTTCTCCGCCAACAAATCCAAACAGGTTGCCAGTTCCATCATAAGCAAAGGTTCTGGAATCTGTTGTGCTGATAATTGTTGGTAAGAATCCAGATCCTTTGAAGAATTTCGTGCTTTTCTCAACAGCATTTCCAGTGACATCAATAAAGATATCGGCATTCCATCTTGGATTAATCTGGACTGTTGTGTCAATATCAACAGTGATCTGACCACTACCAGCATGAGTGAGGCTGAAGTTGGTTTTGGCTGCTCCAGTAAATCTGAAGTCACCCATTGCGAATCTACCAACAGTCTGCCAGATAAATTCGTAATCATCTGTGATTGATGGGTTTGGATCTGATACAAGACCGTAGTCAAATACTGGTGTATTTGTGCTGGAAGTGTATACAAGATCAATGATCCTGTCATCCTCATATAGAGACAGTGGATCATTTGCAATATCTTGAAGAACGAAGGAATCAATTACCTCGTTTGATACGAGTCCATAATCAAGATTCTGGAATCTAACATCGGATGTTGGATATACAGAATTATAAGAGTATGTTCTTCTCTCTACCTTATTGCCAATGTTGAAGAGATTACCGAAACCTACTTCACTGTATGTTGTTAGAACAACATGATCAACATCTATTGTTAATAGACCAGATCCATTCCAGTTAGGTACGTATGCAACATCTGCTGAACCAGAGAACTGAAGGTCTGTGGTGATATCGGGTGGATTTGCTCCAAAGGCTTCTGCAGCACCACTGATAGCATAGAGTGTTCCTTCGGTTTGATAACCATAGGAACGTTTTTCTTCTGAAGATACAAAGTTGAATAGAGATCCAGAACCAACTTCACTTCTGCTAACAGAATCAACTCCTTCTCCATACAGATCAATCTCAACATATGCAATCCATCTAGGCTTGGTTCTTCCAATACCGTCAACCCAAAGACGAATGTCTGCATGATCTGGATTCTGTTCAACAAAGTAAGAGAACTCTCTTCTGACAGTGGCAGTGCCGTTAAAGTGAAGACCCCCAAGAGCGTATCTAGAAACAGTCTCTGTAATATATTCATAATCATCAGTGATTGTTTCTGGTTGATCCTGACCATCAGTAATGATTGCTCCATAATCATAGAATGATCCACTAACAGTTCCAGATACAACTAGATCAATAATTCTATCTGATGCATATAGACTTAATGGATCATTAGCAATTGTCTGTAGAACAATTGAGTCAATTGGACTATCAGCAACACTACCATAATCATATGGTGTGAAGATAACATTTGAAGAACTATTGTATGCATAGGTTCTTCTTTCGACCTTACTATCAAAGTTGAATAGAGTTCCCGATCCAAAGTAAGATTCTGTATTTCTTTCTGTCGCGAATCCATCAATATCAATTGTTCCTTCGGCATTCCAATTTGGTGCGAAGGCAACATTGGCAGATCCAGAAAGAGCAATATCTGTAGTAATATCTGGTGGGTTGAATCCAACTGCTTCTGCTGCACCAGAGAAGGCGTAGAGGTCCCCAGAACCGCTGTAATTATAAAGAACACTATCTTGTGCATTCGATAGTGAGAACAGGCTTCCTGATCCAATATGGAGCAGGCTGAAGTTGGTGATTGCTTCTCCAAATATACCAATATTGACATATGCAATCCATCTTGGTTTGGTTCTTCCAATACCATTGATGAATGCAAATAGTCCACCAGAACCAACATAGTTTGGTGTAAATCTTTGAACCGCAGCACCACGTAGTCTTCCAAGACCCATTGGGTACTTGGTGTAGGTTTCCCAAATGTATCCCCAATCTGTTTGTAGAGTTTCTGGGGGATCTTGACCATCTATTAATAGGTCACCGTAATCAATAAAGTCTCCACTAGTTGATCCTTGAACGACTAGATCAACAATTCTGTCATTGGCATATATCGATAGAGGATCGTTTGCAATTGTTTGCAGAACGATAGAATTAATAGGAAGCTCGGAAACAAGTCCGAAGTCCTCATATTCAAAGTATACAATACTGTCTGGGTTGTAGTCATAGGTAACCGCCTCGCTGGTTCCTGTGACAGTGAATAGAGTTCCTCCGCCAACATAATCATATGTTCTGGAAAGAACACTGTTGTTGAGTGAGAATAGATTGCCAGATCCAATATGACGTAGAGATGCAACGATGCCAGCAGCACCATTGATATTGGAATTTAACGATCCAGTAAATACTTTCGCTAGCGAAGATGAAGACAGTCCTTCGACAAGTATAGTTCCGAAGGCATTCCAGTTAGGACTAAACGCAATTCTAGTGTCACTACGGAGGGGTAGCAGACCCTCCGTAGCAATCGCAGGTACATAATTAGTGGTTGTAGTGCCGAATAGGCGCAGCGTACCAGAGCCAATCCAAGGAGCATCCAGTCTGTATCTGGTTCCTCCATCCATCTCCCATACAGTTCCTGTGCCAACCCATGTGTTGACAACAGACCACGTTGCGAGAGACTGATAATGTAGGAATCCAAACGAAGTAATATTTGAAGAAACAGTAATGAGACCCCAGTCTTCGGTAGATACTGCTTCTATTTGACTAATTGATCCGTAATCTAACGTGGCGACAGGACCACTAGTTTCTGTTAGATTAATTAATTGCTCATTTTGAATCGAAGAGAGAACTGTGTTCTGGTAGTTCTCAAGAACCCAGTAATCTAGACCTACATTACCAAAGTCTAGATATAAAAATTCCTCTCCTACTGCTGAATTATAGCTGTACGAAATTAACCCCAGTGACTGAACAGCAGTGAACTGGGGTATTCTACCAGTACCAGCGTAGGAGAATACCATAGGCTACCAAGTTATAAAAAACGGGGGGATCGCTATTCTGCAATCCCCCCATAATGTAAAACTCAAATGGATTGTATCAGTCGAGGCTGACGTTCAATGTGACTTTGATCTGGTCACCAGCGTTTTGAATAGCGTATGGACCATTTGTAAATCTTTCAGCGAAGAAGATTGCGCTGTAAAGAGTTAAGTCTCCAGTGCCATTAAGTGCCTTGGTTGTAGTGAAGGTGTTAGCATCGATTACATCGAATACCGTGTAAGTACCAGGAGTTGTTGTGGTGTTACCAGTTCCCTGATCGATGTAGATTGTATCTCCCTTAACTAGTCCATGACCAGTTGCAGTGACTTTGCTGAAGTCAAACTCAACTTCGTCGTTGTTGTTTGAAGGCTGAATGTTATCAATTAGAACGTTATTGAGATAAACAATAACAGTTCCATCAGCATCTTCAGTCTCGTGATCAATACCAGTAATAATGGTATTTGCATCGATGCCGTTAGGAGCACCACCGATAACACCAGCAGTTCCAGTTTGTGATACTGCCATTCCAACGGTTAGATCTTCGCCTACTTCAACTTGGAATGTGCCATTTCCAGATACAGCACCAGCGTTTGCTTTATCGAGATAAACAGTTGTTCCTGCAATACCAATAACTCTTGCGCCAGCAGCAATGCCAGTACCAGTGACACGTTGATATGGAGCAATACCTGCAGTAGATCCTACAGTAATTTCAAATTCGCCAGAAGTACCAGTAACAGTAGTGGTGTTTGATACAGCAGCCAGTGTGAAATAGTTGTTACCGATAGTACCACGGATTCCAGTCTTGCTGATTGTGGTTCCAGCAGCTGCGGTAGCAGCGTCTGCAACGCCGTGAATCGTGGTTGGCATGTTGTTAGCACGAACAAGCATGTAACCATACACATCGCCAGCAGCACCAGAGAATGTGAACGTCTCTTCTGGATAAGAAGCAGTGGTTCTTCCTTGACCGAAATCGAGATTTTGATTGGCAAATGTACCAGTGTTCTTGACGCTTAAAAGGAGAGTTAAACCGTCGATGTCTACGACGTATGCTCCATCACCAACAGAACCACCAGTTACATAGTCGCCTTTTTTGATGCCAGTATTAGCAGCAACGGTGATTGTATATTCTGCCGCAGTACCGCTGCCCTGTACAGTTACAGCAGCATTGGAAAGGGTTTCAATAGTCCATTTGTTTCCATTCAGAAGAATGCCATAGTTGTTAGCATAGTTCTGGTCAGTTCTATTATTGATAACGGCAGGATACCCAGTTACAGGTGCGCTACCATAACCTAACGAATTATTGTTAGTATATGGCTCGTAATACGCAGTCTGCGAAGGAGTATCACTCTCGTTGGGATATGTGTTTGTGGTGAACAACTTAAGAATTAGGTTCCTAGGAATCTCCTGATTGTAGTTCAGCAGATTACGTAGAGAATCAATTTCACCGTTGTCGGTTACTAGCAGTGCCATGTAAACTCTCCGTGTTTATCTCTCGATTTATTTTTATTTATAATCACATACTATTTATAGTTTCAGTTTGAGCGACACCACAAATCTTGTGATGTTTACCGCATACTTAACTTCAAACTGGAAAATATCTCCAGCATTTACTGTGGTGTTCCAAGTTGACAGATTATCATCTTTATTTTTTCTTCCTGTAGATTGATTTAGAACACCTATAGTTGGAAGTTCTGTTCCGCAAATAGAAGTAAAATTCGGGAAGTCATCATAAGAACATTTTTGTATATCAACTTGAACGTTTCCCTCTGTATCAGAGACAATAGTCCAAGATTCAATAATGCCAGTAACATCAATAGTCATGTTACCTTTAACACCAGTTGACAATGGAAAAGATCCACTGTCTATAACATAATTAAGTGTTCTTGTTAAATCAGCTGTAGTTGCATATGCAACACCAAAGAAAGCATCTCCTCCTGATGGAGGATTTGTAAATACAATCTGATCCGCAGATACAATATAATCGACCCTTGGTTCAAGAATTACATTGTTAATAGAGATAGCAATTTGTTCTTCGTTTAACGGAGTATATGATTCTCCATCAATAGTGATATTGAATGTATCTGTAGTACCATCAAATTGTGACGCAATACTATCTATAAGTAAGTTAGAATATTGAGTTGATTTTGATGGAATCTGATAATTAACATCAAGCTTGTACTGTGGTGGTAATTGCTTACCAATTCTGTACGAACTGTCTCCTACTCTAACATTATATTGTGCCATCAGGAAACTCCAGGACTTACTTCTGCGTTCCCCATAATAACTCTGGTCTTATATCCGTTAGGATCTTCGAGAACAATATCGTAGACATACCTTCTTCTGTCGAGAGCGGCAGTTTCTACATCAGTCAAAGATATTGCAATCTCACCTATAGTTCTATTGACAAATGTCAAAGTAAACGGAACTGATGAAGTAGCCGAATAACTTTTCTTCATTACAGCGTTGCCAGTGTACCCCGACATGTTCAGTGGAGTACCATCTTTATTAGTGATAAAGAAAGTGACTCCGAAGTCTGCTCCCTTATCAATCAGTATGTTGACTGGAATCGCTGCCATCTTGTTTCTCTAGTAGATCTAATGTTTCTAAACCACCTTCGAGTTTTAACTTATACTCTTTCAATTTGGCAAGTTCTTCCTCGCCTCTTTTAATTTTGAACTCGTAGTCTTTTAGTTGCTTCTCAAATTCTTCACGAAGTTTTGGTGTATCCATAATTAATATAATATACTAAAGGTATTTATTAAGTCGATGAAGGAAGATCATCCCTGGGAGATAAGAAAGTCACGTCGGGAGTGAATCTTAACTTTCTTCGTGGATAAACAACACCTTTTACTGGGTTATCTGATGGTCTTCTTTTATATCTATTTGTTCTCGCTAATGGAAGTTCTTTGACTTCCTCCGCATTATTAGCATCACCGTCAGAAAAATGAGCTCTAATTCTAGTAGTCTCTACTAAATCGCTAAATGAGTATCCACCGTTAGCACTCAATCCAGTGTATATTCTAGCTAATCCACCACCAGTGGTATTTGATATATAACCACCAGCAGTAGGAACACCACTCCAATCTGTGCTTTCAATGCCAACCACAAGTTCTCTACCATTTGCTCTTAAGATAGACTTAACTTCCTCTGGAGTTGGCCAAGTGCCATTGAAGTAATAATATTTTTCAACTTCACATGCTGCTTTGCCAACTACTGTTGGAGTTGCACAGCTAGTTCCCGAGAACATGCCCCATCGGAAACCATCCGCATATGTTTGACTGGGATATGCAGTAAATGTACTTGCTCCCAATCCAACAATATCAATTCCTGGACCCCTATTAGTATAGGTATCTAAACCAGGAATTCCTTCGGAGTTATATCCAGCAGCAACATCAATTGCTTTTTCTGAACCATGAGGACCATATGCATAAAATGGATACCAAGTAGTTACAGATGATGTTGCTGTGGTAACTGCATTTCCACCAAGAGTGTAATATGAATATGGAGTAGCAGCATCTACAGCAAGAGAATAATTTGCTCTTTCGGTTTCTTTTACATATACTCCAGCATTATTTCCAGCAGCATTGAGGAAAATAATTCCAGCATCCCACGCAGCATCAGTCGAAGCTTGCAGTGATGAGGATCTAAATTGTGTTGGCATAACTACACACCATTCATAGGTTGTAGTATCTGGATTTAAAACCGCAAATGGAATTATGTTTCTCTCAACAAAAGGAGTGAAATCTGTACCCCAACTAGATCCTGGTCGATTGACTGTTCCTTCTGGAGTTGTAATTGAAGATACATAATCAATGGGAATACACTGTTTTCTATCTTGTAAATATTGAAACTCTCCAATCATAATTGTTGGATTGGGAACTCCTGTTTCTGGATTGTTTGGTTTTGCATTATGCCATGCAACAACAGCATCAATAACTTCAGTTGTTCCATCTGCACCAGTCATGTAAATTACACGTAGGCTGGATCTTTTTGCAAATCCACAGATAGTCCCACCAGCAGCACTCAAAACACCCATTGCATGACTGCTAAAAAGAGAATTTGATGTTACTTGAATATTACTTGATTCGGTAATAGATGGAGCAACACTGTTCCAATCCATTGGAATAACTCTACTTGTCCCTGTATTGTCAGGATCATCAAAATCTGGATGGGTATCGTGATCTCCAGAATATGCTGAACTAATAGGACCAACTTCTACAGTGACGATATCAACATTTCTCCCAGTCCATTTTGAAGTATGTGTCGCATTTGGGATGGTAGATACGTCATCGTATGTTCCATTTTTGCCACACTTTTCCCCAGGATTGGTTGGATAGATGTGATCAGTATCAACATACATTTGTAGTGGCATATAGTCGCCACCGTTAGATGCTGTAGATGGGGTGGAAGCAGTTACTATTTTTGTCGTAGAAATTGCTGATGGTAGTGCGGCTGGAAAAACTTCTAATCGGTCATCAGCAGAAATGATCCTAGGATCTTGCCTAAAAGTCTCTACAAAAGATTCCTCCACATGCATACAAATGCAGCAAGGAATGCTGTCAAGCATATTCCACCAGTCTGCTTGAGTATCAGGATCAAAACTATTTACAAACTCTTGCTTGTCTACACCATCAGCAAGATGTACATCTAAAACTACCTTTGCCATCTTATGCCTCTAGCTGAACTAAAGTTAAAGTTGTTCCAATTTGCTGTGTAGTTCCACTTCTATTCTCAACACGTAAATAGATATTTGTGGATGGAGTTGCGTCATTATTGAACCCAAAAACTCCAGGAGTAAGAAGAACGGTTTCTCCAGAAGTTGTTGTGATAAATTCTGCAATCACACCAGCACCAGGAGCAGGATCTTCAGTAATAGATCTTGTAGAATCTGCTGTTCTGCTAGCGGTATCGCAGTACAATCTTACCCATGCTGGCTCCGATATTGTCGCTTTCAACAAAGCGTATGATTTAAATCCAGTGATTGTTAGAAGCTCATCTGTGCCATCTGCGTGAGTCGCAGATGTATTAGCAGTAAATGTTTGACGAGAACCTAGACTTGTTCCACCGCCACCGCCACCAGAAGAACTGATTACGCCATTACTAATAGTGATTGTTGTACCATCTACTTTGACACCACCCAAAACAGTAGTAGATGCTGTTGGTAAAAGGTATGTGTCTAAAGTTCCTCCACTGGATCTCCAACTGGTTCCATTCCAGATCCAGGTTAATCCACCATCTGTATGTGTAAATGAACCGTCTGTTGCTTCTCCAGCGGTATCTGGGAATAGAATTGCCATTTGTAAGTAATCTCCGTATACTTATTTATTTTCAGTTAATCTCTTCGATACTTAACTGACTCGTAGCATCAGCACCAGTGGTTCTGTTGCCAGCAACATCCAGCTCTAGATTAATTTGATATACAATATTTGTTCCTGCAGTCTGACCATGCGTGTCAATATATTCAAAATAAAGTGGTAGATCTTGAGATGGTCCAGTCCAAACCTTTGCTATTTGAGTGACAGATCCCCCAACATTTCTTTCTAAAATTACATGGCCTTGTGTATTTGGAGATCCAGAAAGACGCCCAAATAAAAGTCTTACTCTAATTTTATCAAATGAAGTTGTTGTTAGAGAAACATTAAAAGGTCCATTAGTATCTGCAAATAAAGTGCCAGTAGTATTCCAAGAACCAGTTACCGCACCTACATTATTTTTAGTCGAGGACCTTGGAGTTTCTGCTTCCAATGGTGGTGAAGCGTCAACCCACACCGCTGGATTTGCTCCATTATCATAGTAAACTTTTAATCTGCCGCTATCAGATTCCCACCATAGGTCTCCATTAACGGCAGTAGTAGGAAGACCATCACTAATATTAACATTTGCTCCGCCGCCGTCACCCCAAACTAACTGACCATTTCCATCAGTTGTGAGAGCTTGACCAGCAGTGCCATCGGTAGTTACAAAATTTACCGCTCCGTTGATTTTACCATTTCTATCTACAAAGAAATTGGTTGTTCCTGCATTTTTTAAGTAAAATCCGCCACCATCGGGAGCATGGTTAATAGTTATTTCACCATTCTTATCTAAATTTATACCATAGTCATTAGTAAGACCTGTGGAATAAGTACCAATAGAAGCACTATTCGTAAAAATAGTTTTTGATGCTGTGATACCTAAATTATCACCAGCTAATTTTGATGTGATTGTATTTGTTTTTAAAGAACCAACATTAATAGTGTTGCTGGTTACAGAATTTCTAGAAGTTACGGAATCTAGATTGTCTGTCTCTGTATATGATGTTAGATATCCAGCAGCAGCATGATCACCCCAACTATAAGCAGTATCCCAATCAACGTTCTTATAGTTTAGTGGAGTTATATCCTTTGTTGTTTGTCCTAGCTGAAGTGTAATAGAATCTTGAGGACCTAGATTTGTGATGTTGAGGTTATTGACGAAAGTCTGATTTACTCTGGCATCAATGGCTGCGTTTGCTCTATCATCAGTATAGAAAAGTTTAGTCCCTTCTAGAATAGAAGAAGTGGAAAACTCATTAAATGCTAGGGAAATATTTATAGATCCATTTGCATCATCATAAACAGTTGCAACTCCAGTACCACCATTAAGAAGTGCTGCAACGCGGTCATCTACTCTCTCGTTAAATCCGAGATCAATATCATTCACATCTACCGCTAACGCATTAATTTCTTGGCGTTGTTGGTCAACTGTATATGTAATTGGTACGTTTCTTAATGGCATGATACCAGACTATCCCTCTATTTTACTATTTATGATTAGTGTGCAATAACCTGAACTGC